AGAGATGAAATAGAATGGGCTATCTCATCAGAAATATCAACTTTATTAAAAATAACAATTACTCTTATATTTCTAGCAAAAGCCACTTCTATTCACCTCTTTTCCAAGGCGGCAAACGCTCATCGTTATCATTTTCTTCATCAGTAATTTCAGGAATAATAATAGGAATATTGGCATCGAAAATGGCAATGTCAATTAATCTTAAATTGTTTCTTATCAAATCATGGAAATACCCTTCACTTCCATAAACTTTGTAAGAAATTAAGTCCCAAGTGTCGCCTGAAACTGTTCTATACACTTTTACCTTTGCCATTATCCAAATGCCGTCCTTTCTCTTTTGTTTATATCTCCTGCTATTACTTTCCTTACAATTCTTTCAACTTCCGATGGATTTCCGCCGTTTACATTTATAGTGATTGAATAATTATTTCCGCCATAAGAATTGCCACCTTTTAAATTACTTACTCTGTCTCTTAGATTAGCCACTTTATCCCTCAAGGTGCTTCTAGTTTGAGAATTATTAAGTATTCTCGTACCTTTTGGAAGATTTAAAAGCATTTCACTTTCAGCTAGGAATGCTGGTTTGCCTGGTATCTGAACTAATTCTGCTCCACGTTCTGCTACTGTTGTAAGCCCTCCGCTCCAGTAGTTAGTTCCTGCTGCATTTTTTCCAAATCCTAAAAGTCCTCCAACTGCTCCAAGTCCTTTTGAAACCATATTTTTCAATCCGTTCCATTTATCCGTGAAAAATTTTACAACACCGCTGATTGCACTTTTCAATCCAGAAGCAACTGCATCAAATGCTGATTTAATACCATTCCACACAGCAATTGCCGCTCCTTTTATTCCTTCCCAGGTTGATTTAAAAAATGATCCAACCGCTGTTATACCTGATTTCAAGCCATTCCATAACGCTAGTGCTGCCGCCTTAATTGCATTCCATACTGCCTTAGCTACAATACCTATCGTTTTAAATATCGCTTTCCATATTGCAACATATGTCCTTATATACGCAGCAATCCCTGAAATAACAGCCATTACTACTGGCTTAATTCCTTGCCAGACTTGCTTTATAAAATTTCCTACAGCTCTAAAAATAGCATTCACTCCATTCCTGAACCACGAACATTTATTATAAAGCACTACTAAAATTACAACAACAGCTACTATAGCTGCTATTATCACCCCAACAGGATTTGCTAAAAACGCTGCTTTCATTGCTAGTCCTACGGCTTTAACTGCTCCAACTGCTTTTTGAGCTCCAGTTGCTAAGAGTTGCATTCCTTTTGCAGCACCTTGCATTGCAAAATTACCTACAGCCTTAGCTCCTGTCCCAATAACTTTTGCACCTTTTATAGCACCACTTCCTACAACTTTAGCACCTTTAACTATTCCACTACCTGCTATTTTAGCTACTTTTCCTGTTGCCTGTACTCCTTTTACCAGTCCTTTTCCAAGTGTTTTTCCTATTTTTAATCCAGATTGCCCTAATTTTTTTAATCCGCTTCCAACTTTGGATAATGTTGGAAACGCTGTTTTAAATCCTTCAGCAAAACTTCCAGCAGCCTTAAATTTATCAAATATTAACATCCCTTTAGATACACCACTAAATAAAGGGGCAAAACCTTTTGTCAATCCACCAATTCCTATTTTAAAAGCGGCTAATGCTGCTACACCTTTTAAAATATTTGTAGTTAATTGTGGATGTTTTTGAATAAATTGAGCAAATTTTGAAATAAGTGGACCAAAAGAGTTAGCAACTTGTACTAAACTTGGTCCTAACGCTGAACCTAAATCTACTCCCATATTTATAACTCTATTTTTTAAAGTATCAAAAGAATTTCCCATTGTCTTTAACCTGTCGTTGTATTCTTTGTCAACACTTCCGTTTGTTTTTGATTTATCGTGAGCATTTTTCATATTTTTGCTAACTTCATCAATATGTTTTGCTAATTCAGAGGCTGATTGGATAGATTCTTTACCAAATAACTCTTTAAGAGTTGCTGCTTGAACATCTTTTGGCAACTTCTTAATTCTTTGAAAAACATCAATTAGTGTTCCTTCTCCGTCTTTTGTCATTCTTTTAGCAACATCTTCCGCATCTAGTCCTAATGACTTGAAAGCAGCTGCTTGTTTTTTAGTCGCCGAGGTTCCAGCCATCAAACCTAATGAAATGTTTTTTAATCCAGTTGCTGCCACTTCCGACGGAACGCCAAAAGAAACCAAACTTGCTCCTAATCCTGCAACTCCCTCTTTAGATATACCAGCCATTCCACCCAATCCAGCTACTCTACTCGAAATATCAGCTATTTCAGGAGCTGTTACTGCTACATTATTTGCTAAGTAGTTAATCACGTCTGCATATTGCATTACTCCGTTCTGATCCAAATTAAGTTGTGCCCTTGTTTTCGCCAAAAAATTTCCTGCCGCCTCAGTATTCATGTCAAAAGCAACTTTAATTTTAGCCGCATCTTTTGTGTAGCGTTCTAATTCTCCAGTATTTATACCAGCTTGAGCTCCTGCTCCTGCAATTTGAAATAATTCTACTTGAGATAATGGACTATTTTCACTGAAATTTCTCATAGCCTGATTAAATTCTAATGCAAGTTTTTTACCAGCTTCCCCTTCTCCAAAATTAGCAACTTTTCTCAAATCTGCCTGAGCATTTTCTAAATCAACTGCTAATTTAACAGGAATTGCTAAGGCTCCTGCCATTCCCATACCTTGTGCTAGCTGTCTGTCACCAAATTCTTTAACTTTCCCAATATTTTCCTGCCGAGCTTGGTATCTTTTTTGGGCTTCTTTCAGTTTATTCATCTTTTCAAGTTCAGAATTTACTTTGGTTAATTGGGATTTATAGCTTCCTAAACTTTGATTTTCACCTTCAATTGCACTTCTTGCAGCTTCAAACACATGTTTTTGGCGTTCTTTTTGTTTGTTTAAACTGTTTACAACTTTTTCTTGCTCTTTTATTTTTTTAGCAAGTTCAGTATTACTTTGTCCTGTCTTGTTGTATGCTTCTTTGAGTTCGTGAAGTTTTCTTGCGGCATTAAGATATTCCTTGCTTACATTTACATAAGCACTTTTTAATTTTTCGACTTTTTCCAAAGCTCTTTGAGCCTTTTCCAATTCTTTAGCCTTTTTTCCTAATTCCTCTGCACTTTTTGCTGTATTTTTCATAGCATTTGCAACCTGTGCCATTCCAGTCAATGCTCCTGCTACAGCCGCACTCATAACTATATTCAGTTCCATATTTTTAGCCATAAATTCCTCCTTTCCTGTTGCTTTTTTACAGTTTTCAATGTATAATCCTAATGAAAATAAATTTTAAATTAGGTGATTTTATGAAAAATAATAAAAAAGATAATATTCTTTATATAATTTTTGCATTTTTAGGAACTCTTCCTGCATTATTTTTAAATATTTTTCCAATCTTATTTTGGGGAATATTCCTATTTTTTATGATACTTTTGTGTCTTTCTCTAGGAATATTAGGTATTTTCATCATAATAGCAATGATAATTACAGTTATAATATCAGCAGTTTATATTTTTGGAGGCAAATAGTCTCCATTTTTTTATTCCTTGCTTTCCTCATACCTCATTTCTGCTTCCTGTATCAGTTCCTCTGCTCTTGTCTGCCAATATTCCAGCTCATACAGGCTACAAGACATTAGTGTCTCATAGCTCATATTTAAACTGCTTTTATATTCGTTTGAAAAATTCAATGCTTCAAGAATATCAGTTACTGTGTCAAGCAGCTGTATTATTTCTGGTCTTCTTTCTTCATTTCTTCCTCTTGTGCTTCCGTTTCCTCTATCACGAAATTCTCTGTATCGTCTGCTGAACCCAAGCCTGCGTTCAAAAAACCCTTAGTTTTATTCAAAACTTTTATATAATCAGTTCCTTTAAGCCCAAGCAAGTCGCCATATTTGATTCCGCTGGCTTTCGACGCAACTGTTAAAGCCCAGCCATCTTCAAGCTCCTTTATTGTTGCCCCTTTATTTCTCGCCTTATATTCTTTCTCTGCAAAAACTAAATCTTGCCCTGATAACTCTTCTAAATCTAATATAATCTCTTTAACATTTTTTGCTCCAAATTTATATTCTCTTCTTAATTTAATTACTTCTGCCATTTTATATCCTCCTAAATTTTTATGATAATCCTAACATTCTTCTGATTTTTCCGTTTGTTTCTCCGTTTATATTACTGATTCTGTTAAATACATCAAGAAATGCTATTTCTTTACCATCTATCACAACTTTATAATAACTTAATGATAAATCAAGCGATGCTTCAAGTTTGTTTCCTGGTTTTAAATCTGGTCCATCAAATTTTTTAAGCATTCCTTTAAAAGTTATATCTAGACCTACATAAGTTGCTGCGTGTGTTATTTTATTCATTTTTTGGATAACACCCTTACATTCAATAAATAATTCTCCCTCATTATTAAAATTTAAAAGCGTTTCATCTATACATTCCATTTTTATTTTTGATTCCAATTTTTTATAATGCCCTGTTAAGGGTGCTTCATATTCAGAAACCATTCCTATTTGATTGATAGTTACGGTTGTGGTTTCTAAATTAGGCAGCTGCACTGAACCTATTCCTGCTAATTTATTTTCGCCATTAATAAATATTTCAAGATCATTTAACGCTATCGGCATATTTGCTTTTCCCATTTTCTAACCTCCTAACTTCCTAAATTATTTGCAAATGTCTGTAAAGCATCCACATCGTATTTTTTCTTAAATGTCATGGATTTTAATCCTGGAGCAATTCCAAGTTTTATAATCCAAGTAACATCTCCATTTATTACATTTGTTAAATTATTATCTTCTTCTGATAATACAGCCTCTGCAGCAAGGAAATGATTAGCCGCAACAAGTCCATTCAATCTTATATTCATAGACTTTGTAATAGTTTCAGCCAATTTAAGCGTGAATCTCTTATCTATGCTATTGAAATAACTAATTACTAATTCGTTCCCTATATACTTGAACATTCTACGAGTATAGCCAAACTTGTCTTTGGGATCTGTTGCTAGAGGGTTCTTGGCTGTTTCTGTTCCCCAGCAACGCCAACCTTTAAAGTTTATTGCCGTTACAGCTCCATTTTTATTTAAAAAGTTCGCTTGTTGTTCCTTATCCAGCATTATTTCTTCAAAATTTCCACTTGAATTTTTATATGCTAAGGCATCTATTTTATAAGCATGGTTTGAAGGTGCTTGTGATGGAATATTGTCATTTTCTGAATCTACTTTTAACGACAACGCTCCATAGTGGATAGAGTGAAAATAAATATTTCCTGATAGTTTTGGGTAACCGTATAAAATTACCTGATCTTCTGACAATATATTTTTACTGTCTTTCCAAGATACAATTTCATCATATCTTTTATCTGCAGGTGCATTTATCAAGGCTACTGCCTCAAACATTCCCGAATTTATATTTTTAGCTTTTGTCGCCATTACAGCTGCTACTGCACTATCATTTGAAAAATCTGGCACATCAATAAATGCTGGAAGTTCCGAAAACTTCAAATACACTTCATCAACTAAGTCAAGCCCAGTTCTCTGCATTGTGTTAATGTTATATCCACCAATTGCTTCTTCTTTTCTAACTTTTGTCAAATCCACTTCGTAATATTCGATGTCAATTTTATTATTATTTGGTGCTGTTGCATAAATTTCCAGCCCTTCATCTGTCCATAAATATCTTGCATCCGATATTTCTGAACTCGTTGAATTATCTTTTACAACAAGGGTATCTGTTATTATTTTGTGATTTTTAACAAGAACTTTCCCATTTTTTATTTCCAGTCCTTGTGCTGTTTTTTTGTTATCAGACTTATGTTTATCTAAATCCAAAATATTTACAACAAATAAAGGTGCTACTGCATAAAGCTCAAAAAATACTTTTACTGCCTGAGAGATACTGAAGTCTAAATCATAAGTATCTCCAAAGTATTCAATAGCTTCTCTTAGCGTTCCAATTCTCACAACTTCATTAGTTTTCCTTTTTTCTTTTTTAACTTTATGAATTGGTGCCATTCCTACGATAAAATGCCCGTAATCAAGTGTAACAGGCAAATTTATGTCGCTTGCCGCTTCCGTTTGATACGTTCCGTGTTTATACGCCATCATTTTCTCCTTTCACGCTTTCTAAAAGTTCATCTGTTAGTTGCTCAAGCAATATTTCATTCTTTTCTGCAAAAGGTAAATCATCTGCTTTAATAAGCAATTTTTCAAGCAAAGGATATTTTTTTCTTATTTCTTCTACCTTTTCTCCAAAATATATCCCACTTTTGTTAAGTCTTGCATCAGGTAAATCAATATTTTTACCTATATAAACATATCTTGTTTCTGTTTCCATTTTTCCTCCTATAAATTTGTATATTCTGACACAATAGGTTCTGCATAAGCTGTAAATTTTAGCCTAGAATAAAAATATGGATTAGCCTGATCGCTATAAAAAGCAACCTTGATTTCTTTATTCTGTTCCAATACAAACTCCGCATTCCCAATATTATTTTTAACTCTTGTTGTTTCTTCAAGAAGTTTTCCGGCTATATATCTAGCTATTTCTAAATTTTTCAGATAATCCTCTTCTTTTTCCTCTTTCGTCCCAACCCAAATTTCAAAATCAGAAAAAGCGTTATAATATCCAACTCCAGCTCTATCCTGTCTAAACTCTAATGCTCTTAAAATAACAAATGGAAAATAATCATTCGTCTTTTTCCCATTCTCCCTGTCCTCAAAACTGTTTGAAGGCAAGAAACCTCTATAAACATTAAACCCTTTTTCTTTCATTATTTTTTTAAGAAACTCATAAATCTTCTTTTCTGTATGAATCATTATTCCAATATCCTTCCAAGTTCGTGATCTATTCTTATATTAAATTTCTCTTCCATAAATCCCTGTAAATAATCAAGGATACTTAATTCTCCAAGCATTTGAGGAGCAGATGGTCCCATTCTACGTTTTATTGGCAAAGATTTTCCTGTTTCTCTTGTAAATGCTCCCAATCTTCCATCAAAATAAGCAATGAAAGCATTTGGCAAATCTCCACCTTCTCCTTTTTTGACTACTGCTGAAACCATTGTTTTTCTTCTTGTTTTTGGATTTAATTTGAAATGATCTAGCCCAATCATTCCCCCTTTTGAATTTATTTTTCCAACCAAGTTTCCTGGACTGGCATTAAATACGTTTATTGATTCTGCCAATTTTCCTCTTGCAACAGTATACATTGCAGTAGTTCTTCTCATTTGCTCAGTTTTCGTCATTGCAAGAGAACGGTTTACTGCAAATGCCACAGCTTTTGGAAATTTATCAGGAAATTGACTCAATGCACTTTCTACTTTTTCCAGTTGATGCGGATCTAATTTTACATCAAACATTTAGACCTCCTCATATTTCACCAAATCTATCTCATGTATCCCCATATCAAATTTACTTAGCATAACTTCATAAGTTTCACCGTCCAACGTCATCATTTCCCCAGGATGTGGCTTAATTTTTAAATCCTTTTCTCCAACAAAGACTGTAAATCCTTCCTGAAAAGTTCCCTCTTCCTGTGTAATAAGCCCATTTTTCTGCTTATTCTGAAATTTTTCCTCATCAATCACACATTTAATTTCACGTCCATTAAAAGTATGCGTTGTACCAAATTCATCAATATTCAAAAATACATTTCCAATATCATTGGCAACCATTTCTTTAAAATTCATAGATTATCACCTATTTATTTTTATTCTTTTTATCTCCTTTATCATCTTTTTTTGTATCTTCATTATCTTCATCAACTGAAGTTTTAGATACTACTTTTTCAGCAGTATCTTTTATTTCCTCAATCAATCCTCTTTCAAGACAACTTTTTACAACTGATTTTTCCAAAATATCCACTTCTGCCCCTGCTTCATAGCTAACTCCGCTATAAATTAGAGGCTTCAACGCTCTATATTTCATTACAACCTCCTATTTAACTTTCAATATTTTTATAGCTTCTATGTCATAAACTACTGGAAGCGGTCTTGATTCTGTTCTAATTTCTATAGTATTTGATTTTGAATCCTTATCAGTAAATACAGCACGTTCTGCAACAATTATTCCTTGTTCAACGTCTGCTGCTGGTCCGTACATAATTCTATTATTACTTGGTGCTAATAGGACTTTCCCTTCAGGAATTAAATCCTTATCACTATAAGTTTTTCCATCAGCATTTAATACAGAGTATTGAGACTGATAAGAATAAATCGGCAATCCAAAAGGTGCTATTGTTCCAATATAAACAGCTCCTGCTGCTGTTTCACTCGGATTTACTTGTCCTACATTATAATTTTTTACATCCAATAACTTTTGAATTTTTTCGTTATCTACAAATAATTTTGCAGCCACAGGATCCATTAAAATCATTTCAGGTCTTAATCCTGTAACTTTCCCAATTTTTGTTATAGCCGCCTGTAAATCTCCGATTATATCAGCATTAGGCTGTGTCCATAAAACTGCGGGAGTAATTTCTTCAACTGTTCCAAATTTAATTTCTCCTTCTATTCCTTCGCCTTTTACTACCACTTTTCCATCAAACAAGGCTTCGGTACACATAATTTCCTCACGTCTTGTAATCTGATCCTCAAATTCTGAAAATGATTCAGCAAGCAAGTCCGCTTTTCTTTCTTCAGGACTTTTTCCACCATATATAGTTTCTCCTGCTGTTTTATTGAAAAACAACTCAAAAGCTGAAAAAGTTCTTTTTGGTGCTACTTTCGGAGCTTGAAAAAATTTACTTTCATAAGTATTTTTTACCATTTCTGTACCTGGAATAAATTCAGATACAAAAGGTGCTACAAGCTGTCTCCCTTTTCTAAATTCTATTTCCATTTTTTGATTTTCTGATGTTTCCCTATTTTTAAAATAACTGTCCTTTATAAATGATTTTGGTCTAATCACATTCTGGTCATACAACCCGATAAATTCTATTACTGCTGGCATTATTCCTTACCTCCTAATCCTTTTATCACAATCCCTTTATCTCTAGCTGCCTTTGTAAAGCCTGCTTTCTGTGTTCCTGCTTTCACTTTCAGCCCTTCAAATATAAATTCTCCTGAAATAGCTACAGTTGTTTTAGTTTTTACAGTTGTTCCATCCGCATCCTCCATAACTATTCCAAACAAATCCGTCCCATCTGAAAGTTCAGCACCTGCATTTACAGCGTCTCCTCTTTTTACATTCTTACCTTGTGGCACTTCAAATTCCATATATTTATGCCCTGTACCGCTTAAAAATTGTTCGCTAGCATATTCATTGCCTTTTGTTACAAAATCCATTATTTGCCCTCCTCTGTTTTTTTATTCATTTTAGAAAAAATGTTTGAAATATTCACTCCCATAAATTTTTTCTCTTCATTATTTTCCGCTGTACCATTATTTGGAACTGGCGGTGTAAAATTATTTTGGCTATCATTCTTAATATTTTGTAATTTCTTAATTCTTTCTTCCTTCTGTTTATTCAAAATATTTACTGCCAACACACTAGCTTCTAATGGCTCATTATATTTAGCATTTTCAACAAGTTCAGAATAATTTGATACATCCAAATTATCAATTTCTCTCATTCTTTCCCTTTCTTTAGTTATTCCAGCTTCCTTACCTTCATTAAAGATTTGATTGTAAAGTTCTGGAAACTTGTTTTTTAACTCTTCTAACGTCATATTTCCTCCTTCATTTTTCTGATTTTCTGTCGAATTTAATATATCTCTAAATTTATCAGCTATTTCTTCAGGACTTCCTGTACTATTTACAGAAATATTTATAATTCTTGGATCTTGATTTTTCTTTTCTTTAAAATTTTTAAATCTTGAAATATCAAAAGCCATATTGTTTATAATCAATTTATTCTCAATAACTTCTTTTTCCACACTTTCATCTAATATTTCATCAACAAATCCATATTCCTTAGCTTCTTCTGCACTCATCCAAGTTTCGTTATCCATTAATTCTGATAACGTTTCCTTGTCAGTCTTTGCTTTATTTAAATATGTCTCGATAATGCTATTTTTAACTTTATTTAGCATTTCAAGTGTTTTTTGCATATCTTGATTATTTCCGTAAGCGAAAGTTATTGGATTATGTACCATAAATAAAGCATTTTTAGGCATTCTTACAGTATCACAAGCACTTGTTATGATAGTTGCAGCACTTGCTGCCAATCCATCTATATTTGCTGTTATTTTAGCCTTATGATTTTTAAGAGTATTCGCTATTGCTACAGCACTAAATACACTCCCTCCCGGGCTATTTATGTACAAAGTTATATTTTCCACATCCCCAAGATTTTCAATATCCTGTTTAAACGCCTTATCGGATATATCATCCCAATATTCATCACTTCCAATGCTCCCATAAAGTATCAGTTCAGCTGATTTTTCCTCATCATTCTTCATCACGTTCCAAAATTTGAGTTGTTTCGGCATTCAATACCACTCCTTTCTCTGTTAATGATTTATTTTCCTTTGCCAAAATTCTTATATTCTGCTCAAAATCCCCTCCATTAAGTTCGGCCGTTTCTCTAGTTCTAGTCGATAATCCATTATTAATTCTTATAACAGCGGCATTAGCCTCTTTTAATGGGTCAATTTGTCCTTGCGAAGGTCCATTCCATTGCGAACCACACCACGCTTTATCTATAAGAAAATCAGAACCATAATTTTTTAACTCCACTCTCCCGAGCAAATATGCTTCATTAAGCCACTCCTCATAAACAGGCTGGGTAAAATTCTCTACAAACCATTCACGCCTTTTCCTAAACATTTTCCATGCTTCTAAAAGCGCTGCACGGCTTGCTGAATAACTTGCTGTAAAATGCTTTATCAAAAGTTCATAAGGAACTTCCAAAGCACTTCCAATTTGCCGTAAAATACTTGTAACAAAAGGATCAAATTGAGCATTAGGTCTTCCTGGATTGGTAGCTTTTGCTTTTTCTCCTGGATTAAGCCCCATAATCATTCCTGGTGCAAGTTCTATAGTAGTTTCATCTTCCGAATCTACCAGCGAATCATTTTCGACTGCTTCGAGTTCGCCTACATCAGCACCGCTCGAATTTTCGGCTTCGCTTTCAATAAAAATTGCATACATTCCGCTTATAACTGCTGCCATTAGTTCAGCTTCAGTATAATTTCCAAGCTGTT